CATCTACCAACGCCTCGGCTGCTGTTTCAACAGCCAATACTGCCTCTACTAACGCTGCTGCTGCTGTCACTACCAGTAATTCAGCTGCTAGTAGTGCTGCAACAGCTTTAACCAATAGCTCAACGGCTCTTAGTACAGCTAATACGGCTTTGAGCACTGCTAATAGTAGTTCTACTCAATCTACCACTGCTTTGGCTAATAGTGCTACTGCTCTTTCCCAGAGTAATACTGCTTTAAGCCAGAGTAGCTCTGCTGTTAGCTCTAGTAATTCAGCAGTTACCACGGCCAACACAGCATCAACTAATGCGTCTTCTGCATTAACTACAGCTAATGCTGCTAATTCCACTGCTACTTCGGCTAATGCCAAGGCAGACCAGGCTATTTCAGCCGTTAGCAACAGCATCAACTACACGCTGATCTCAAACGTTGCTGGGATTCCTGCCAGCCCTGCAAACGACACCTACATCGAGGTTGGCAATTCCACGGGGATTGAAAGCTTCACGCCATTGACGGGTAAGCCCACTGGGTTCGTGGGTGATTCGGGGTTGAGTGTCCGGCTGCGATACACCACGGCGGGGGCCACCTGGAACTGGCAGAACTATTACCCCAACAATGCTGAGACTAGGTATCTCAAGCTTTCTGGCGGGACGCTGACTGGCAATATCACGCTGGCGGGGGCCCCTTCTTCCAGCCTGCATCCGGCCACGAAGCTTTATACGGATACCGCTCTTAGCGCCAAGCTGGACACCACGACAGCAGCCAGCACGTATCAAACGCAGGCTGGGATGAGTTCCTACCTGACAACAGCAGCTGCTGGGTCCACCTATGCCCCCCTGGCTAGCCCAACGTTCACTGGCACGCCGGTTGTCCCTGGATACCTGACCACCGCGTCAGCAGCCAGCACGTATCAGACCCAAGCGGGGATGAGCAGCTATCTGACCACCAGTGCTGCTGGGTCCACTTACGCCCCGTTGGCCAGCCCGACCTTCACCGGCACGGTCACGATTCCGGCTGGTGCTTCGATCAGCGGTTACGCAGCCCTAGCCACGGCGCAAAGCTTCACCAAAGCCCAACGCGGGGCAGTGGTAGCGCTGACATCGGGGGCAACTGTGACTCCAGATTTCTCGTTGGCCAACAATTTCAGCTTGACGCTGGGTGTCAATGCAACCCTCGCCAACCCCACCAACCTCACAGCTGGGCAGTCCGGGGTGATCACGATCACCAATGGAGCGTCTTACACGCTTGCCTATGGCTCGTACTGGAAGTTTCCAGGAGGCACAGCACCAACACTGACGGTTAGCGGCGGGACCGATGCCCTCGCTTACTTCGTGGATTCTTCCACCCGCATCACTGCCCGCATCGTTGCAGACGTGAAATGAGCGTGATTAACAACAACCTCCTGCTTACTGCACCGGCTGCATCAGCCACCGGGGTGAGTAGATCCCTCCGCTTCAACGGCAGCGTCGATAGCAGCTACCTGAGTCGCACCCCCGCATCTGCATCCAACAGGCGCACATGGACCTGGGCGGGGTGGGTGAAGCGGAGTGCGTTGGGAAGTAATCAACGGATTTTTAGCAATGCAAATTCTAGCAACACCCAAGGATTTTATTTCGAAGTAACCGCTTCTGACGTATTTGATATTTATGATTACAGCAACCCTACCCTGTATTGGGAATTAACTACGTCTCAAGTATTCAGAGACATATCAGCTTGGTACCATATTTTATTGGCTTTTGATACAACGCAAGCAACGGCTGCAAATCGAGTAAAGCTATATGTGAATGGTGCGCAAGTAACTATTTTTTCTACCGCTAATTATCCATCCCAAAATTATGACGGCTATTGGAATAGCTTAGTTAGTGGCAATGAGACTCACGCCATAGGAAGGACCGGCGCTTTAGCTAGCTCTTATTTTAACGGCTACCTAGCCGACATCTACTTCATCGACGGCCAAGCACTCGACCCCAGCAGTTTCACCACCACCGACGCCACCACCGGCCAGCTCATCCCAAAAGCCTTTAGCGGCACATACGGGACCAACGGGTTCCACCTCACCTTCGAAGACAACAGCAGCAACACCGCCACCACATTAGGGAAGGACACTAGTGGCAACGGGAATAACTGGACGCCGAACAACCTTTCCGTAACGGCTGGTGCAGGCAACGACAGCCTCGTAGACGTTCCCACTAACGGGGCGCAGACGGATACTGGCGTGGGGGGTGAGGTGCGGGGGAATTACTGCACTTGGAATCCGTTGGCAATTTCCAGCACCAGTTCGACCTTTGCAAATGGCAATCTGGACATCACCACACCTAACAGTGGTGGCGGAAATGTGTTTGGCACGTTTGCTATCCCCTCTTCAGGTAAATGGTATTGGGAAGTAGTATCTACGTCTGGTTCCAATGCGATGATCGGCATCTCGCCTTACAGCCCAACCGCAAACTACCAAAGCGTTACTGGCGCAATTTTTTACTACCAAGATGGCCGCAAATTTATTTCTGGCTCGGGCAGTTCTTACGGAACCAGTTATACAACAAATGATGTAATTGGCATTGCTGTTGATGCGGATGCTGGTACAATTACGTTTTACAAAAACAATGCTTCTCAAGGCGCTATCTCTGGCGCCGTTGCCGGTCTATTTCCTTCGTTAACTGATGGCAGCGGAGCAGATGGTAATTCTTTAGTCACTAACTTCGGCCAACGCCCATTTGCCTACATGGCCCCCAGCGGCTTCAAGGCGCTCAATACCAGTTCGCTTCCGGCGCCACTAGTCACAAAGCCTAATACGGTGATGGACGTGAAGCTCTACACGGGTAATGGCAGCACGCAGACAATCTCTGGGTTGGGCTTCTCGCCGGATTTGGTGTGGATTAAAAGTCGAAGTTTTGCAGAGGATAGCCGAGTTATTGATACGGTACGTGGTGCTACTAACGCAATCTTTACCAGTTTGACCACTGCTGAAATTGTTCAGTCAACTGGTCTGACAGCATTTACCTCCGACGGATTTACGCTGGGTGGGTTTTCGGCTTACAACCAAAACAATTCAACTTTTGTTGCCTGGACCTGGGACGCCGGAACCTCAACGGTCACGAACACACAAGGCTCCATCACTTCGAGCGTGAGAGCTAATGCGACGGCGGGTTTCAGTGTGGTCACGTACACAGGCTCAGGTGCAAATAGCACAATTGGACACGGGCTCGGTGTGGCTCCTCAGTTGATCATTACCAAAAGTAGGAGCAGTTCTTTTAACTGGGGCGTTTATCACGCTTCCGCAGGTAATACGGTTTACGGAAAACTGAATTTGACAGATGCGTTTTCGGCTTTGGCCATTTGGCAAAACACAACACCTACATCAAGTGTTTTCTATGTTGGAAACTACAACGCCGCAAACCAACAAAGTGACAATTACGTTGCCTACTGCTTCGCCCCAGTAGTCGGGTACAGTTCGATGGGGAGTTATGTAGGAAATGGATCCTCAGATGGCGTTTTTGTGTATACCGGAATGCGCCCTAGGTGGATCATGACTAAACCTTCATCCTCTGACGGTGCTTGGCTGATTCATGACACGTCTAGAGATCCTTATAACGTATCAAATTTAGAATTGCAAGCAAATGCTTCATCGGCTGAATACAACACTTCAGGAGCTGGCGCAGGTGATCGATATGACATCCTTAGCAATGGCTTCAAGCACAGAACCGGCAATGCTGGAGCCAACGGTTCAGGCACCACTTACATTTATGTCGCTTTCAGTGAATCCCCCTTCAATTACGCCCGCGCCAGGTGAGTAGTGAACAAGACTAAAACGGAACATTATGTTTATTCTAAATAACAAACCACTTAGCCCTGACGTTGCCTTTGAGCACGAGGGCATTCAATATCCGGCCAACTGGCTCCGTCTTGCTTCACCTGAAGAACGTGAAGCCATTGGTATTACCGAAGAACCTGATCTAATCCCAGTAGATCAAAGGTTCTATTGGGATACTGGCATTCCTAAGGACCATGCACAACTTGTAGAACAGTGGGTTGGTCAGGTAAAACAAACGGCTGGCTCCCTGCTTTCTCAAACTGACTGGTACATCACACGATTCTCTGAGACAGGCGTAGAAGCCCCTCAGAGCGTCCTTAACCGTCGAGGTGAAGTACGACTCCTAAGTAACGAAAAAGAAGCCTCCCTGAAGGCCACAGCGTCCACTGAGGAGCTTGCTGCCTATGTCACTGGTCCTGAATTCTCACAGTGGGAACCAATTGATTCAACCCCTTTTTAATATTAGCAATGGCAAATTACACCATTCAACCTGGACAGTTTTCGGCTGAGGCCGTGCTGTCTGGGATTTCTATTCCTGAACACGATTATTTTGAACTTGCCTACACTGGCACAAACGTGACTGGTGTTACCTACAAGTGGGGAGGATCCAGTGGCACGACTGTTGCCACTTTGACTCTTGCTTATGACGGTAGCAGCAAACTTATTAGTGTTACCAAAGTTTAGTCATGTTAAGGCTTGACATTATTCGTGGAAGATTTCTTGATGACAATCTTCTGATTCCTAAGCCTTCTGTCAATACAACAGCACAGGTTCGCTTCTCTGTTGAAACTGGTGAGCTTGTGCTGTCTAATTTGCTTATCCCTAAAGCTACCTAATCATGCTTACCTTCCTTGGTCTTAAAATTTCCTACGAATCATTGGCTTATATGAGCCTTTTCCTTGGCTCTGAAGCAGTTGGTGTCAGTAAACTTAAATCCAATAGTCTTGTTCAACTTCTTTTGGGGTTTGTTTCTTACCTCAAACTTTTCCGTAAGGAAGACGATCAAATCAACAAAGTAAAAGACGTTTTCAAATGACTACTTTCCCAAACACTTGGGAAGGGATTAAAGGTGCTGCTAAGGCTGCTGGGGCTAAATTTCCAGAGGTAGTGGCAGCACAATGGGCTCTTGAATCTGCTCGTGGCACTGCTGTATCTGGTAAAAATAACTTCTTTGGTATTAAGGGTACTGGAACAGTTAAGACCACATGGGAAGATTATGGTAAAGGAGCAGTCGTTGTCAAAGCTTCCTTCCAAGACTTTGATACTCCATATGATTGTGTAAATCATCTTGTCTCCCAGTGGTATAAAGATTACAAGGGTTATAAAGGTGTAAACCGAGCCCGCACTCGGGAAGAGTGTGCTCGTTTCCTCAAACAGGAGGGTTATGCAACCGACCCTGCTTATAGCCAAAAATTGATCTCTATTATGAATAGCAATGACAAATAAACGTGCTACTGAGGATCAGTTTGATGAGCTACATCGGTTGGTAACTGAAACCCTTATTGCCAAAATTAAATCAGGGGAGGCTGGTCCAGCTGACATTAAGGCTGCTACTGACTGGCTTCACAAGAACAGCATTACTGGTGTTGCAGTTGAAGGTAGCCCCCTTGCCAACCTTTTAGACACAATACCTGAAATTGACTTTGAGGCTGTACAAAGGATTATCCGGTGATGGAAGACACAGTAAGGAATTCTCTTGCTGCTGCTGCTTTAGGCCTTTTTGGATGGCACCTTCTAACCCTTCATAACATATCTAGATCCGTTGATGTTCTTGTTGAACAAATGGGAGCAACTAATCAACGGATTGAACGCCTTGAGAATCACGTTTATTTTAACGATAAAGATGGCACAGGGCAAAAGTAAATCAGCCAAGTATTATGCTTCTAATGCTAAGGCTAGGGCTAAAAAGAATGAGTATCAACGAAAACTCAATAAGAAGCCTGCTGTAAAAGCTAAATCTGAAGAGCGGTGGACTGAACGCCGTAAACGCGGAATTGCTGGTAAGGGAGGTAAAGACCTGTCCCACACTAAAAAAGGTGGGATGGTTTTGGAATCTCCCAAGACGAATCGAGCCCGTAATGGGGCTAATGGTAAATCAACTTTGAAATAGGGTATGCCCCCTTTAACTCCTGATTTCTACCTTGCTGAGCTTGTTGCAATGACTTCCTCAGAAGCAAAACGAATGTGGCGTAAAGCAATTAAGGAGCTATTTCAAAACAGATGTATCTATTGTGATTCAGATCGTGATCTTACTCTTGATCACGTTAA